TCGCAACTGCAATGGCCTTGTAACCGCAAGTCTACTCGCGGGCTGGGGGCTGATTGTTGCGAAGGATTCGACCGCCCGCCTCTGACTCCATGCCCGCCCGCGTCACAAAAGCCATTGCAGTTGCGATCCTCGCCGTGAGCTGGGCTGCTCTTGCGGGTGGTTGCGTGACCATCGGGTATGACTTCTTGAAGCAACAGGCAACCGTGACCTTCGACGCGAAGGCTGTCAAAGAGCCAAGTAAGTGATTCCAAAAAGCCGACCACAACAAAAGCGCGACGAGACGATGAAGCAGCTCAAGGCTGCCAACGTCAGCGATCCGGTGTGTCTGGTCGGCATTCGTGGCTACTACCGAGACAGCATGGGAGCGGTCGGCAAGAACGACCGAGGCATCTACGACGATGCCCTCATCCTTGTTTCGCCCAATGTCCACGCTGCCTTCAACGCCAACGTCGATCCGGCCCGCAGCGGAAAGAACCCCAAGGTCGGAAAGGGCTACGCATCGCTCAAGTCAGGTGTCTACCGCTACAAGCTGGGCAAGCACGGCATTCGGAGCGGCAACCCCTACAAGGCTCTGGTGCAGGGCGATGCAGTCACCGTCCAGCGTGACGGCGGCAAGGAAGAGACCGGCCACTTCGGCATCAACATCCATCGCGGCGGAATCGCCCGCACGAACAGCGAAGGCTGCCAGACCCTGCCGCCCGCCCAGTGGCCCGCCTTCATCTCCCTCGTCGAGTCCGAGATGAAACGCAACAACGCCAAAACCGTCAGCTACGTCCTGACTAGCCGGAAGGACATTTCGTAAACCTCTCAACCCTCATCCCTCAACTCTCAACTACCCAATGGCCAAAACAATCGGACAATTAACCCAAGCAACCACCCTCGCATTCGGCGACGAGTTCGTCATCGAGCAGAGCGGACTGACCAAGCGCATCGCTGCATCCGTAGTGCGCGGCGGACTGGTCAATGCGGATATTGATGCGGCGGCGGCGATTGCGCTTTCCAAGCTGGCGACCGGAGCACTGCCAACGGCAATCACCGTGTCCACGGCCAACCTTGTCGCGGCCGTAGCCAACGCACTAGTGCCTGTTAGCACGGTGCAGTCATTTGCCAGATCCACGGCCCCGACCGGATGGTTGGCGGCCAACGGCGACACCATCGGCAGCGCAGCGAGCAATGCAACCAACGCCTCGGCCGACTACTCGGCGCTGTTTACCGTCCTCTGGGACAACTGGACCAATACCGACCTGCCCATTTTAGATAGCGCGGGCGCTGCCTCAACTCGCGGCGCCAATGCGGCGGCTGACTTTGCGGCCAACAAGCGCCTGCCCCTACCCGACCTTCGCGGCATTTTTGTGCGCGGCAGTGGGTCGCAGACGATCAGCGGCACAAGCTATAGCGGGACATTTGCATCGAAGCAGCAAGACGCATTCAAGAGCCATACACATGCGGTTGGCGATACGACTATTACTGGATCGGGAGGAGGAAGCAGCTACCGCGCAAACGAAGGCTCGGCGCAAAACACAACAGCCACCGGCGGCACCGAAACCCGTCCCGCTAACATCGCGCTGCTCTACTGCATCAAATTCTAAATGCCTTTAGAAAGCCCCATCCTCCGCGCCGTCGACGCCGGATTCGCAGGCTATGCCTCGCGCATCAATCCGGTTGCGTTGCCTGCTGGCATGCTCCAGCTCTCGGAGAACATGCGGCTGGATCGTGGCGTGGCGGTTACACGCAAGGGCGCGAAGCGCATGGCGGATGCGATCAGCGTGGCCAGCTCGCCGCTCACGGTCCCCTTCGTGCTGAATCCTGCGCCCAACGCGCCGATCGTGCAGAGCGTCTATTCTGGCGGCATCTTTGCGGCCTCCGTCTACCGCTCACCCGATCAGGTGCAGAGCGCGGAGATCGTTGTGCTGGCTGGCGGCGACCGCGCTTACACGATCCTCCTCGACGACAACCAGTCCTTCGCCGGTGTCTGGGCGGGCGGATTTCTGGTCACTGCCGTCTCGCAGGGCAGCGAGGAGATTGTAGACGAGAACGGCGACACCATCGTCATCAGCGTGCTCCCGCAGGAGCTTGGCTACCCGACATCACCGGACGAGGTCATCGAGCCGACCGACACCATTTCCATGACGCAGGCCAACGACCGCCTTTACTTGTTCCGCGAAGCCGATGCCTCGCGTCCGGGCTGGGTGATCAAGAACGTGACCACCGGCGGCATCACTGTGGCGTCCACCACGGCGACCGTCAACCTCACCGGCCACGGCTTCCCCGCCGGTGCCCGCGTGCGCATTGAGGGGAGCAATGTTGCGGCCTTCGATGGCGTGGAATACGACATTCAGACGGTGGCTGGAGACGGCAATAGCTTCACGATCACCGTGCCGAGCGGCACCGCGACCGACGCCACGACGAGCGGCCGCACCATCCGCCGAGTAAAGGCACCCTTATACTGGGACGGCGTCACGACCGCTTTTGTCCGCAGCCCCGCAGGCGTGCCCGCCGGAATGTCGGCGACCTTCAAGACCATGCGCTCGACGCCTTGGGGCACCTACGTCAACAACCGGCTCGTTCTGCCGGACGGCAAAAACAACGTGCTCATCAGCGATATCCTCGACGCGAATACCTACGATCCCTACTGGCAGTCCTTCCGCGCCGGTGCTGGCAGCAATGACTTCGTCGTCGCGGTGCATCCATGGGTCGAAAACAGCTTCCTCGTCTTTTGCCGCAAGTCCATCTGGCTCGCGGAGGTCAACCAATTCGCCAGCGTGGACGGCGCCTCAACGGCCATCGACACGGCGCTATCCAAGCTCACGCTCCTCACCGATGAGGTCGGATGCGCGGCCCGCCGCTCCATCGCCACGGCAGGGCAGTTTGTCTATTTCCTCAGTGACTCCGGTGTCTACCGCCTCGACAGCCGCCTTGACCTGAAGCTGCGCGGCGACACCAAGCCTCTCAGCGACCCCATCGCGAACCAGCTCGACGACCTCAACGCCACCCTGCTCAAGAACTCGGTCGGCCTCTGGTATTCCAACCGCTACTACCTCGCCGTCCCGCTGGCCGGTGCCGACAATAACAACGGCGTATTCCTTTACAACGCGCTCAACGACCAGTGGGAAACCCGCGACATCTACGGATTCGGCGTGGATGACTTCGTAGTCGCCACCCGCGCCAACGAGCGGCGACTGTTCGTCTCCAACAAGGCCGGACGCCTCATGCTCCTCGACGAGATCGAGGAGGGCGACCAGTCGCCGGATGTGCAGGCCGATGTCATCACGCCGGTCCCCGGCCGCATCGTCACGCGGCGCTATGGCATGGGCAGCATGTCAACGAAACGCTTCGTCCGCTCGCTCGCAGATGTCGTCCTGCCCAGCACCGGATCGGTGACGGTCAAGGCGATCACGATCAACCCTGATGCCACGATCACGCTGGTGCCCGGGCAGACCAACACGTCCGGTCTCGCCGAAGACTACACGCTCAAGCAACCGATCCGCGCCAAGGCACACTACGCCGAACTTGAATTTCTAACCACGGCCAACCGGCCGGAGATCCGCAATGTCTCAATCGAAGCAGCAGGACCGAGCAACCCGCCGACCGAGACAAGGAACGCAGCTTAATAACTAAGGAGAACAATATGGCAACAGCAACTACAGGATATACATGGGCCTCTGGCAACACGGTCTTGCCGGGCCTGCTCAACCAGATGGTCAATAGTGCAACGATCACGTTGAGCAATGACGAAGTCACGACCGCGAAAATTGCGGACGCGAACGTGACTAACGCCAAGCTGGCCAGCGACATTGACGCCAGCAAGTTGACCACCGGCACGCTGCCGATTGCGCGGATCGCCGACGATGCCGTGACCAACGACAAGCTCTCCCTCGCCGCCAACGCCGGAGAAATCAAAAAGGCGCTGAATGCCGACAACGATCCGCCGATCTATGCGTGCAGGGCTTGGGTGAATTTTGATGGGACCGCTGGTTCAACGGTGGACGGAGAATTTCGCTGCACGATTCGCGCAAGCGGCAATGTGAGCAAGGTTGTTCGCATTGCAACTGGCGCTTATACAATCACATTCACAACGGCAATGCCGGATTCAAATTATGCTTTTGTTGCAACAAATGCTTACAGAAATGACGGAAGCGCCGAAACCGCAGTGTCTACGTCTCAAACAAGTTCAGCATGCACAATAGTAACTGCTGATATAGGCACACACACACAAGTCAATGTTGCTGTCGCAAGCCTTGCCATCTTCCGATGACCCCATGGCAAAGCGCAAAACACTGGTGGGACAACCACTCAACGCAAGACTTCTGGCAGCTTGTCGGCGAGCATCTGAGCAGCGGCTTAGTCCACGCCACACCGGAAGTCTTTCTGCTGGCCAGCGAGTTGCGGTGGAACGCGGAGGAAGAACGCTTTGAAAGCGGCGAGCCAAATTGTTGGTTCGTCACTTTGGCTGCTGCTGTTGGCCGCGCAAACCCTGTT